CTATTCATGAAATAAATTTAGATATTAAAGTAGGTAACTCATCTTTACTTATAGGATCTAAAGATGACTGTATTTTATCAAATGATTGGGTTAAATCTTCTATAGATTTTTCAACGGCTATTTGGGTTTTAGCTCTTTGTTCTTCTTTTTTTTCTAATTCTTCAGGAGATAGTTTTGAATCATCTTTTCTAAAGGTGGATTGATATTTTCCTGTTGACATCAAATTATCAAAATATTCTTTAAGTTTTCCTCTATTTTGGGCAGTTTGGAATGCTTCTATTTGGGTTTTTTCTTCTTGAGTAGATGCAGGAGAAGTAACTAAAACAAAATTGTCTCCAAACATTTTTTTATAATCTTCAATCAAACTATACACATTAGTCCAAGTACTTATCAACCCAATTAAAGGTACTTTCCTTTCTCTTTTAAAATTTCTTAAAAAAGATACTATGGGGTGAGCATAAACCATCAACATCATAACCTCATACCCATTATCCTTCAATTCATCAACTAAGGGTTTGAGAGTTTTTATATTTGATGCTGTTGTATCATATATAAAATTAGATTTAGATTTAATAGCTTGAGGTAAATCTTCTTTCTTAATTTTAGATGAGGCACCTCCTAAATTTCCATATAGCGGAGAATTAGGATCCTCAACATACTTATCAGCATTTAGATTATTAAATCCTGAAAGTTGGGGTTCAATAGATTTAAGAATAGTGGATTTGCCCACAGAAGCTCCCCCTGCCATAATAATGGCTTTAGGAGAATTTTGAATCTCATTTAATAATTTAACCAGACTTATCATGGTTATAAATATTAATCTTTCTTTTTGACTTGTGTTTTAAATTCTGTAAATATAGGCTTATCGTGAGGGTTTTCTAACTCAAATAATCTTTTAACAGTTTTAAATATTTCAATATTTTCTTCTATTGTTCTAGTTGGTAAAACCATTTCCCAACCTTTACCTTGCATTTTGCCTTTAGATCCTTTTCTTTTACTAGACTTTAACCATAATATGCCTGTTTTATCGGGCATTACCCCAAAACATTCTTTATAACAATGTGCATAAACAGCAGCTTGTATTTCATATGTAGAATGCATATGGTTAGAGGTTTTATGATCAATAATCCACAATTCATTACCTATTTTACATACAAGATCTGTAGTACCTGCTACTTTCAGTTCATCTGAAAAGAGATGAATTTCTTGGTCAATTAGTTCTGGTTGGTATTCTTCCCAAAATTCTACAAATCTGAGGAACATTTGCCAAATATCAGGATGATATTTTGGATTACCTTTTTCAGAAAGAAAATTCATTTCTTTTCCTTCTAAATATTCTTCAATCATTTCGTGAACTTGAGTTCCTTCTTCTGCTGCCTTTTTTACTATATAATCAGCTGAACGTCCCATGTTTTTAAGCCATTCTTCAAAATGCTTTCCTTTAGGATAATATCCTAAAACATATGTAATTGAAGGATAATATTCTCCATTTCTACGATAATAACGAGAATCAGGAAGAGTAATTTGTTTTGAATCTTCAGAAATTTCTAAAATTCGATTTTGTACGTATTTAACATTTTTTTTACTCATAGTAATGAGATTTTTTTCTCCATTAACTTAAACTGGTTTAATGGTTGAGTTTTTTGAATGAGATTTGTAAAATTTTTAAATCCCATCTCACTTGGGTCTTTCCCTTGAAGTTCTACCAGATAAACTTCTTTACCTTGGTTTAACAAGGTTTCACAAAAATTTAAAGATTGTTTAATAGCATCTTGATCTAATGCTATATATATTTTATTTACTTTAGATAAAACAAGTTTTTTCATTAAACTTGGTTGAATATTTTTTCCTAATAATGGAATAACATTTCGTTTAATAGCAATAGCATCAAATGGTCCTTCACATAATATTATAGGTAAATCCCAATTTATCATATTTTCAAAAGGAATTATATCTCTTGACACATCTGGGTTTTTATATTTGATGAAGGAATCTTTTTTAAAAGATCTAGTTGTAAAATAGTTTAATTTCCCACCATCTGAGTAGGATGGGATAAGGATCATGTTTTCATAGGGTCCGTATTCACAGTATCCTATATTATATTTTAGCATATCCTCTTCAGTAACATTACGTTTTTTTAGGTATGTTAAGGCATGCTTAGCTAAAATATTATCATTCCCTAATATAGGAAGATATTCTTTTGGAAGCTCTAAATGGGTATTTTGGATATTTTCTTCTATTACCCAATCTCCAGTTTTAACTAAATTTTTTAACTCTAAAAAATGTTCAGTGGTGGTATCAATTTGTTTAAATAGAGTTTTTAGTTTACGACCTCTTTTATCACATACCCAACAATGCCATGGGTTATCTCCTTTTTTATTTTCTGTGAAGTTAATTTCTAACTTAGGTTTATGGTGATTACAAAAAGGACAATGATAAGATTGATTTCCCTTTGATGTTCGTTTTCCTTTACCTAGAACTCTATCTGCTAGATCTATTAGAAGTTCATTTACCATAAGTCTAATATAAAAAACCTTTATTAATAATCAAAGTCTTTTGTAAAAAATTTTCCTAATATATTATCATTAAAATATTTATTGTGTTCCTCTAACACTCTATAAACAAATAGAGTTTGAGTTTCATAGTATGTTAATAATTTTTTGGTAGGACAAAATATTAAAATCTCTTTAACAAAATTTTCTTCAGATTCAGATTTAACTAATTCTAATAAAGATTTATTAGAACCCCAATATTTTTTCCAATCTGATTCTTTTATGGCTATTTTATAAGAAGGTCTTCTGCCTACTACTCCCTCATATTCGGCTAATTCTTTTTTGGTAAGTTTGATTTTTTTATTATGGTATAAAACTTTTTTTCCTATATAAGATTTATTTGTTGGAAGGTGAGTTATCCTATATATAAAACCATAGGTATTTTCAGGAAAATCAGAAAGTTCCCTAATAGGTTCATTTTTATATATCCAATTCATAATTAAAGGTCTAAGTTAATCATAATAGAAGTATCAGTAGTATCAGATACTCTTAGGGGTTGAGCTAGTTTAGCAACAGCTAATAACTCTTTATTGTTATTGTATAACCCAATAGTTGTAATGTATGGAGTAAAATAAGACCCGGTAGCATAATCATATAAAGTACCAGAATTAGAGCTACCTGAGATTAGTGTTGGGTTTTGGCTGAAGTTAAATTCATTTTCTCTAATAGTACATTTATACTGGGTTTCATATAGGGTGATATTGCTTTGAAAGGAACAAGTTAGGTTAGAACTATTTGTAAATCCTTGTATAAAGGATGAATCGTTTCCATCATAAGTTCCTGTCCCATAAGTAATGTACCCATACCCATCTTGTTGGGGTAATCCATCACTAGTAAGCACTAATATACCGTGTGAATATATAATATCACCTACTTTTAAACTCCCCGAGAGTAGGTTACCTTCTCCATCATCTACTAAAATGTCAGACCCATTTGATAATGTTAAAGTACCTGGTTTTATATATTCTCCAAATTTATTTGAAGGAATAGAAATTACTCCAATTATATCACCTGACCCTGTAGGGAAGTATCTATTAGCTAAAAGAGTATTAGGTAAATAATTGTAAGCGTTTGGAGTATAAGGAAGACCGGTTATAGTACCATCTGTGTTAAAAGAAGCAGTGTTAGCAGGTGAACCATCATCGTTAGTGAGATAATTATAGTAATATAATTCTCTAATAGATCTATAAACTAAAAATTTATCTTGAGTAGATATATATCCTGTTGAGGTTGATCCTGAAATCCATAATAAAGGGGAAGTATTTTCTCCTTCAAAAATATCAATCCCCGAACCAGTTAATGCTGCTGTGCCTTCAAAAGTAAAAGTTTTGTTTACTTTAAAAGGTGTTACTATAACATCAGCAGTGGTAAATGGTTTGTAAGCACTCATTCATTTTAGAAATCTAATTTCACCCTAACTAAAGCTTCTTTAGTAAAGTCTTTAACTAAAGGTCTAGATAATTTAGCTACAGCTACTAATTCGTTTGAATCATTGTACATTCCTACAGTTGTAATATAGGTTTGTGGATTGTTTATAAAGTCCGTATAAATAATCTCTCCATTTGAACCTGAAATAAATGTTGGGTTCTCTGTGTAGTTGAATTCAGAGTTTCGAGCTCTAATAAAAACGTAATCTGAAGTGATTGTTTCTTGGGAGTTTAGGGTAAAACTTTCTCCTTTATTGATAGCTGTAAATAGAGTAGAATTATTTGTCCCATTTGCTAGCCCTACAGTTCTATCAGCTGTAACCCCTATTGATTGGTTAATTGCATGAGGATTTAATAGAATAGTTCCTAGTTCAGGGAATACTAACCCATATGAACCTGAATTGGCTACATATCCACCTCCTGCAATCGCAGACCCGTTAGATCCAGAAACTAGCTGATATACTCTAGAAGTTCCTAAAAAGGTATTAACAGAAACATCTTTAGAATTATCTGTGAGTTGGATTAACCCAGATCCTGAGAGGGTAAGGTTAAGGGAGCCAGGGAAAAGGGATTCTTTATATCGGGCTCTTTCAATAGATATTACCCAAAAATTAGATCCTGTTATTACATTATTACCTGTACCAAAATAAAAACTAGCATTTTCATCCTCTAAGATTAAAGCTCTATATTGTCCGTAGGTTGATTTAGAAGGTGTGTTCGCGGGAACTGCAGAATTATATGCAGTACTTCCACTACCACCTACATCTGCATATGCTATATCAAATTGAACTTGAGCAGTTGTTTCTGTTGAGGAGGTTTGATAAACAGATAGATAAAAATCTCCTGATGATCCAGCTTGTTGGACTGAAGAAGTGTAAAACTCAGTTATTGTTGGGGAATCTGTAGACCATAATGTAGATGTGATTGAATCACTACTTACTACGAAATCTTCAGCATCTAATCTTTTAAAGCTCATTTATTAAGATTTTTTAATTTGTTTGTGTTATAGTAACAGGAATAGTTAATCTAGCTCCACTATCTAATCCTACAACAGTAATAGTTGTAGAAATTTGAGTGTTTGAACCAAATAATGTATTAACTGTGGTTGCTCTTAAGTTAATTTGTGTTCCAATTACAGTTTTAGAAACATTTGTTCCTAAAGTAGTAGTAGCACTCAAATTTGCAGCATTAGCCGCATCTGTATTAATTCCTACTCCTGTAAAAGTACTAAATAATCTAACATCAGAAACTGTAGCTGAATATCCACTAGTTTCAAAAGTTTGGGCGTTACCTAAATAATTTAAAGTTTGTGGAGTTATAGCTAAAGAAGCTCCTTGTTTTAAAGTGATAGCAGAATATCCTAAATCAAGAACAGGAAGTTTAGCTGTTCCTCGTGGTAGAGTAGCTAATTTATATTTCATGATTTGAGATTCATCTGGGAAGGCTTCTAATAAGGGAAGGTTATCAATAGCTTCTCCATAAAATGCTGAGCCTGAGGGGTGGGTAGGGTTGTAAAGGGTATAGTCAATTTCATCATCTGCTAATGAAAATTGGGTAATTCTAAAAGAGCCATCGTTTTTGGCTAATAATTCTCTACCTTTTTTTGTTAATATTGCGTCAACGGTTACGACTTGATTATTTAAATAGCCCATGTTTTATTTTTATTATAAATATATTATATTAATAAATATTATTAAAGCAAACCTTTTTCAGTAAGATCTGCTATGTATCTATCTAAATTACTACTCAATTCAGGAGAAATAAATTCAGGAGTTAAAATATAAGGTCCTACTGATCCTAAAGGTTTGTATCCTTCAATAAGTATTAAGCTTGAATCAGGCACATATCTTCTTATAGCAAATTCATTTATATTTAAAGAACTAGTATTAGGAGTTACTTCTTTATTAAAGTATACCATTATTGAGCCGGTTACAGGAGAGAATGGAAAAATACCTTGTTCAACTTTTTCAACCATAAATACTTTATTTTCATCTCCTTCAAATCTAAATTCATCCCCAGGTTGGAAAGATAAAGGTAATACTATAGAATTAAATCCTGAACCTGAAATATCTTTTTGATAAACATTTGTTCCATATACTGAGGTGAAAAATGAGGAGGATATAAAAACTCCATTATATGAAGAGGTATAGGCTGATGGGACTCTTTGGAATAACCCATTTGTAGAAAGAGTTGCAGTTGGAGCGGGGGTTTGCTCAATTATTAATTGGGCTGGGAATGGAACAGATATAAAATTTGCGGAAGTGATTCCTTCAATTCTATAAACATCCCCAGAAGTTAATTGAATGTTAGGAACTGTAATGTTTAATGTAGCAACTCCTGTGCTTGTGCCTGCTATAAACCCATCTCCATTTAAATATACTTCATTTCCAACCTGTTGACCTGTTGTCACATTAAATAATCGTATTGCATTTCCTCCTCGGGGAGAGGAATTTGAATTATAAAAAACAACAGTAGTTTTAAAAGTAATATCTAACCCATCAGTTATTAAATCAGCATTTATTCTATATCCATTAAAATTAAATGAAACATCCCCAGAAGATAGATCTGATCCTGAGGAGAAAATATTTGGGTAGGTTATAGCAGTCCAGGTTGAAGGGGATGAGATTGTTTGTGTGACACTTTTATTTAAAGTAGCTTGATAATCTCCTATTAATCCAAAAGGATTTCCTTTATCAGTAAGAGTTATAGATCCTGTAAAAGATAAATTATTAGCTTGTGGATGCCCTAATTGGTTATATAGGATTACTTTTAAATCCGATCCTCCTTTTATAATTTTTCTTACTTCTGTTCCAGGGAAATCCCATTTAATTCTAGTATTTTCATTAGAGATAAAAGTACCTTGAACAGTTTCAAGAGAGAATTCGGATGTTGAAGGGGATACAACACTGCCATCATCTTTTATTAAGTATAAAACATGAGCCGCTGAGGTATCCATTCTTTCTGGTGGGGCTCCTCCTATCCAATCACAATATGCTGCAAATACTTTATTTGATTCTACTGATGGGAGTTTTCCAAAAGTCCCAATATCCCCAACTGACCATTCGTTTAGTTTTTGGGATGTTGTTCTAGAACCATCATATCTAGGGTTAGTATGTCTTTTTAAAGTATAATTAGAATCTTGGACTGCTGCTTTAAAGGCACTTCCACTTATAAGTAAATCAAAATTTGTTGGAACCATAACCCCACTTCCATAGTCAATATCTTGATGAAGGCTGCTTAAACGAGCATTTACTGCATTATTAAGGGTTGGTTGGCAATCCAAAGCTCTATTAAAATCAGATGAAAAATAGGGTTCGGGTACTGTATTAATAGATGGGCCTGAAGAGGGGGTTGAGGTTATTGAGATATAAGTATCTGGGGAGAGAGTAAAAGAAGTTATATTTCCAATAAGTGAAGGGTTATGCCTAACTGATATTTTTCCTCCAACAGGAAGAATGCTTGAGGTAGGGTTAATTGAAGCTGAAAGGTGGAAGCTGGTGGTGGTTCCAAAAGGAACAGTTGTTGAGGAAATACCTGTAGGGGATAAACTATTAAGAGAACCTGCCCTTAAACTAAGACTTAAATTTCCAGAACTTCCATTAGTAGTAACACTTCCGGAAAAATTGACTATAAGATTTTTTTGTGGGTAAGTATTTACAATATATTCCCCAGTTAAAGAGTTAAAAAAAGATAAATTATCTGAAATGCTAGATGAGATGGGTAGTTCATTGCCTCTAGAAGTGTAACTAGTTGCAATAGAACTAGTAATAAAAGATCCGGTAAAATTATACTCTATAGTAGCTCTATCCGCCCATTCAATATTAGGGTTATCTACTCTATATAAAAAATAAGTTGGTTTTTCAACTATATCTAAAATATCATATCTTACATTTCCAGTACTATAAGGAATAGTTAATTCAGTTAGGGATTGTAAAATAATAGTTTTATCAACTCCGTTTTTATCTATTTTAGATATTTTTATATATTTTACTCCGTCAGCCATATTTTATATTATACTAATAAATAGTCTTTAACTTAAAAAGTTGAAGAAGGGAAAGGTGGAATACTAGGATCACTTGCCTTTTGATACCACATTGAAATATATCCATCTGTTGGATCATTAGCATTATCTATAAAACTTGCAAAAGTATATTGACTTCCACTATACATTCTTATTCCATCTACTTCAAACCCTTGTGGATTAACTTTTTTAAAAGGATCACATCCTGGGTTAAGGTTTTGTGTAGTAACTATTAATCTAGTACCATCAAATTCTCCATTATAAAATTCATCTTGAATATCATGAATAAGAGTTAACGGACCTAAAGGAGTTGAAAAGGATTCACTCCAACTTTGTGTTATACCTAGATTATTTGTTAACCCATTGAATGTATTTAGAGAACCTCCAGTTGTCCCGGAAGGATTAACAATTTTTCCTTCTTCATAATCATTCCACTGTGGTTTAATAGATCCACTATAATCATAATTTTGGTGAGAAACTAGGGGTTGTTTATAACGATTTCGTTCAAGTAGATGTTGTTTAATGACTATACCCGTAGCTAGACTTGTTCGTGCCGGAACAAAGTCTTTTATCATCTTAAAGAGTGAGTTATCAAAATATTTTATTAACCTTACAAAATCATAAACATTGTAGTTTTTAATATATTTTTTAAAATATTCATCTCTTAGAATATCTAAATCTGGGTATGAAGTGTTAGATAATGTTCTAAAACTAGGATCCCCTATATAGTCTCCAATATTAAAATATCCTATTTGGCCTATGATATCATCATTTATCTCGTTTTGTGGTGAAAATGCTACTTCAAGTAGGTTAATATTTGGGGTATAGCTTGCACTAGCTTCTGTTTGTTGTGTAACTCTAATAAAAGGTGATAGAGTATCTCCTTCAGGAACTACATTATCCTCAACTCTAATTTTATCTGAGATTCGGTTTTTGATTCCTACTATTGGTTGATCTAGGAAGTAGTATTCTGTATTATTATTATATAATGGGTTAGCATCAAACTCATATTCACTATTAGATACAAATGAATGAGTAGTTGCCCATGAACCTGTTACTTTAGGATGGATAGATACTTTAGTGGTAGAAATTGAATTATCCAGTTCTGAACCTAGACTAGCTCTAAATATGAGTTCATTAGGGGATGAATTTAAAGAATTTCCTTCATATGAAAGTGGATTCATTACATAATCATCAAATACACTTTCACTTAGAGTATTTTTATAATATCTTATTTCTTGATAAGATCCAGTATAGGTTTCTCCACCTAATCCATTAAACGAAGATTGAACTCCTGAGGCCCACCCATCATAAGAAGAAGTTATTGAGGATGAAGCTTGGAATCCTATTACTGTTCCATCATTCCCTGTATTAATTTTATTTTTGGAGTAAAGTTCAAAACCATTACTACTACTATTAATTAAAACAGACCACCAATTACCATCAAAGAAAGGTAAATAAACACTTGCTGTTAGAGAAGTATCAGATGAGGAAGGATATAGTTTTAAATTAGCATATTGATAATATGGATCAACTATAGACCCACTATAAGATCCACTTAATAAACTAGATCCTGTATATTCTAGAGTTAACTTAAATGAAGAACCTAAATCCCATAAAGATTGAGATAATGATGCTGTGGGTAGACTAGAAGGTTTAAATCGAAATTCTACCGCGGATGGTCTATTATTTGTTGCTCCCCAATTTGAATTTACTTCCCAATTAGTGAATATAAAATTAGATCCTTCAGTATCAAAAGCATAATTGAATTTATTATAGTAATAATCCCAATCATTTAAATTTACTTTATCTTTACCTCCAAATTCACTTATTCTTAATATTGTATCAGGAATACCATAAGAGGTTATAAGGGCGCGCAATCCAGGTATAGTACCTTTTGCTTTAAGCAGGTATGGTAGGTTATGATATAAACGTTTATATAGCGACTTATTAACATCATCTAACGGTATAACATCGTTAGAGGCAGATATAAGAGTATCAACATATTCATACCCTGTTGGGGTAGGTAAAGAACCTGTTATATTAGGGAAGGGGAATAGAGCACCATTAGGGGTTAATCCTAGGAATGCTGAGTATAGGTCTTCATTTGAAAAATTATTTTGGTATAATTTAATACCAAAATCTCTAATAGCATCCCCAACTATATCTTTAGAAATACCATAGTTTAATCTGTTATCAGCATTAAATTTTTGAGTAACATCTTTATAGTAAATCCAAATATTATCATAATGTTGTGCTACCATATTTACAAAAAGTTCATAAGGCGCATTATCTGGGTCTTCTCTAAGGTATTCGGGGATGGTATATACTAGATTATCCTTATTAGAGTCATCATAGTTAGATGCAGATATTATGATATTGTTATACCAATTAATTACAGCAGTACTGCCTGTAGTAGCTAGTTGGTAAGGTGGAGTGGTTGTGGTTTTTGGCCATGCCCACGAACTACTTTCATAGTATAAGTAATAGTCATATCCATCAAAGTTGGTTATAATATTAGATATTCTTGATTCTAAAGTAGTTTTGCTTTCATTAACAGCTAAAGATGAGGAGGTTGATCCTGTAATTTGGGATTCAATTATAGCTAATGAAGCAGAGTATTGTTCTAATAAACTAACTTTATAATAAAAATTATTTAGTCTAGTTTGAGCAGAACTAAAGTGAATAAAGTCAGAAAAGTTAGTATAGTCAATATTAATATCTATTTCTTTTTCTTCTAAAAGACTATTAAATTGGTTTTGAGAACTAGTAAGTGTTGTAGTAATTAAATCAGTATATGATAATTCTAAAGTAGAGTTATTTACTTGGTCTTTTAGGTCTAAATTAAAATTTGGACCCTTAAGAGGAGATGAATCTTGAATTATAATAGGTTCTTCTTCAAAAACTATATTATAGGCTAAAGGATCCTCTAAATTAGTTACAACCCATAATTCAGTTTTAAGAGAAATTTCAGTAGGGAGAGGTTCATATAATTTAACTAATGCTGTAGGGAAGGATGGGTCTGAATTGTCTAATAAAATATTATTAGCTATAAAATGAATGTTATCTCCTAGATTAACATAGAAATCAATAAAGTATGGGCTGGTGTTCCTTTCATTAATAAAAGCATTAACATCATTAACTAATGTTGAGTTGTCAATAACGTTACTACTTAATCTAATTTCAGTTCTATCACTCGAAATTTCAGTTATATAAAGTTTTTCATCAGAATTACCTACCTTATTAACTAAAAAGCTATAATAAGTGTTGTATGAACCTTGATCAAATCCAACATTTATTAAATCTTGCTCGGGATCAATTATAATTGAGGATATATTATTGTTTTGAGCAGAAGTCCCATCATCAAGAACAGTATATGAGTTATAACTATAATCAATATATAGAAGATTATTATTTAAATCATATATATTAAACTCAATATAACTTTTTTCTACTAAAGAAGTATTTATTTCAAATGAAGGAACTAATCCTATATCTTGAGTATTATAGGTTTGAGTTAAAAATTCTGAGGGGGATATTTGGGTAATTTCAGCCATTTTTATAAAGGAGTTCCAGTTTGTAATGAGACAATCTGTCTTTGAGCATCTAGTAATTCAATTCTTAATTGGGATATTTCTTGCTGCAGTGCATCTATTTCTTCACTGTTTTGTGTAAAATTAATATAATCTGAACTTTGTCTGATTAGGTATTCGTGTGAATTTGTTTGTCCTGTTTCAGGTATAGTATAAAAAAGTTCATTATATAAAGCAAAGAATTCTTCAACAGTTGGTTGTTGATCTATCTGCTCTTGGATAGTTTGAACTCCTAATTGATTAAAACTAGTATTTATAGTTTTTTCATATTGAGCTTTATTATAAACAGTTTTATTTAAATTTATATTTTCACTCATCCGTTAATTACTTTAAAATAATAATTATCATTATATATTCTAGTAGAACCATCAATTGTAGACTTGATTAATATTTCATAATATCTTTCTGGTTCCAACCCATCCATATAAATATCAAAATAATTACTTGTTGAATCTGCACTGATTTGAGTGTATTGAGAATCAAAATCAATAACATATTCGTTAGTATCTAAATCTTTTATAGCATAATATGAAGAAAGAGGAAGATAATTTTTACCAACGTAATATGAACTAGTTTGAAAAGTCCTAGGGGGGTACATGGGACTTACATTTAATCTAAATCTATTTATACTTCCACTATAAAATACCCCAGGATTTTCTGCTAGAGACATTTTAATGTTTGGATCAGATACTATTGTGGATTCTAAACCTGTTAGGATAGTTGTATAGTCTCTCCATTTAAATTCTAATTGGGGAGGATATATAGTATTAGTATCAACACTATAATATTTCATTACAGGTTGAATAGAAGAAGTATTAAAAAATTCTATATTTGAATCCCATTTAGTTATGAAGCCATAATTAGGAATAGATCCACTATACCATTTTGATACAATAGTTTTAACTCCTACGTTTAGGTCTTTATTACTTCTTAAATCAAAGGATTGTGTTACTTGATATGAAGATACTCCTGATCCTGAGTAGAACCAATTGCCCCCACCTTGGTTGGAATATTGAGGATTGTAAGAGCTAGTAAAAAGTTCAGTTCCTACAGACCCACTTTCAACCCATGATGTACCACTATTATAATTAGAAAAATCCCAACTAGCTCCATTAGTTGTAAGGGGGTTGTCTAAATATTCTCCTGTTCCATTATTCCAATCTTGTGCTAAAGGGTAAATTTCTAAAACCGCATCTGTGGTAATTCCATAGGCATCTGCTATAAAGCTTCTAAAACTTACATCCCAAGTATTATTTCCTATTTTATTATCTATAACATTTTGAATTTCATTCAAGTCAAACTGTGTTATAAATCTAGAAACATCTGGGGTTCCATCTATGCCTAAGGTATTAGTTACTTCACTTATAGCATCTAACCCGGTATTCATAGTAGGATACTGAGAATATAGGGTTGTGTCTTTATATGGGAATATTTTGTATACAGCCATTTATTTTAATTTTTACAATGGTACTACTTTACCTTTAATATCTGTTTGTGGAAACTTTACTTCAAATATGCTAGGATCAAGAGATGGATAGATCACTTGGTTTTGCGTAGCTCCATCAACATCGTAAGAATATTGTGAATATCCACTAGTAGTTCCAGCTTTATTAACAATTTTAATAGTTTTTACTGTTTGAACTCCTTTTATTCTATCTAGATTAATATATAAATCTCTTAATAGAATAGGTTGATTTATTTGCCATTTATTTCTATCAAAATAAGAAGTTAATTCATTTATACAATTTAATAGTACTTCACTGTTATTAAATTCAGGTAATACTATTATTTCAAAATTAACTGCTATATTAATAACAAATGCATCTCTAATCTCTATATTATCACCAATAATTCTATTTTGGGATAAATAAGTTCTTAAATTTTGTTTTAGAGTATTTGAGGGTTGAGTGAATTGACCTTGTGAGTTTTGAGATAAACAATATAAATTAAGTGTCTCTATAGTAGAAACTTGGTTATCAGTTAGTTTGGGTTGTTCAATGTATGCTTTAGATATAGCTCCATATTCGGAGGGCATACTAAGAGCTCTAACTAAATAATCATCAGCTGTTACAGATCGTTTTTGAGAAGCTATTAAAGCTAAAGTATTTTGTCTAACTTCCTCAATAGTATCTCCTGCTCTTCCTCCTGAGGCTGCTTCTGAGTTATTTGAAGAAATGGAACCAAATATATAATCCGCAGTAGTTGAGTTTAAATTATTTAGGTTAAAATTAATAGTTGATGTATTAATGTTTGTTAAAGTATTAGCATCAACATTTGAACTAACTCCTCCACCTGTTAAATATCTAACTGTTAAAGTAGTATTTGAAGGTGCTATTCCATAAGTATTTGTATATAAAAAGTTTGTAGGAGAATAAGCAGCAGTTAATTTACTTTGTTCAAAAGGAAGACCTAACCCAACATTATTAGGATTAGGAATAATTTCTTCATCATTATCAGTGGTAGTTCCAGATCCAAATTGAATTTGAAGAGTATTTGATGATATAAATCTAGTAGCAAATCTTCTTTGAACTTTTTCTAATCTTAGTAAATATGGAACTTCTCCAGAATCTAAAACATTGTTAGGATCATTTACATTGGTATTTTTTATCTTTTTATATACCATTTCTTGTCCTAAATGATCTACTTCATACCAAGTATTACCATTTGAATCTACTACATCTAATATTTTAATAATATTAGGAGCATTTATTTCTATTGTAGTAAATTTTTCTGGGGTTGTAAAATTGAATGTTTGAGAGTTAATAGTAGAAGAAATTGCTTGTCTACTCTTCTTTAATAAATAATATTGAGGTGAGTTACCAGAAATTTGGTATACTGAAATTTCAGTAGGGTCTTGAGAAGAGGAAACGGAAAAATCAATTTTATCTTGTATAGTAAAAGTTATATTTCCATTTGCAGTGGAAGAAATAGTAGTATTTTCATTTACAGTTATAGCATAGTCATAATCGGGCACTACAACTCCACCAACATTTTTAGCAGGTAATTGTTGGTAAATATCAATGGTAGCTTGGGCTACACCTGTTGTTTTAGGTTTATACCCAAACATATATGCTAACTCATAAACATTGTTAGTTTGTTGTGCATATTGGATAAAATTTTCTTGAAACTGGTTATCTAAATAGAAACTTAATACATCCCCAACGTATGATGCTTGTTCCATTATCATCATTCCTGGGGATGAAGGGGAAAAGTCATTATAGGTATTTGGAAAATAGGTTTTAGAAAATTCAATTAATCTATTTCTAAAATCTGAGAAGTCTCTGTTTAGATATTTTATATCACGTTTGATAGTAGCCATTATGTGAATGATATATTAATTTCGTCTTGTATATTAGTATTTACAACACTATATGTAAAATTTATAGTTATTTGATTATTATCTTCATTTCTTAAAACATTTAAGGTCTCTATTCTTACATTTGGAAAGTATTCTCCTACTTTATTAGAAACATCCTCTAATAGAAAGTCAATATTATCATTAGATATTTGTTCAAAAATAAAACCCCTTAACCCCCCTCCAAAAGTAGGATTTAAAAATCTTTCCCCGGGGTTAGTGAGAAAAAAGTTTATTAAGTTATATTTAATAGCATCTTTAGTTTGATAATTAGATTTAAAAACTGAAGGTCCATTAAAGGGGAGGGATATTCCAACAGCAGCGCTATTATCTAAATCAATAGGAAATATTTGTTGGGGGTTAAATGCCATTATTTAGTATTTAATAAACTCATGATCTGATCCATTCCAAGTTCTCCTTCTGGTAGGCTTCTATTTATAGGGTCAGCCATAGATGAGGGGTTAAATTTTGGTTTAACATCTTGACTTGTCATAGCCATCCCATTTAGAACATCCATATATTTTTGTCTCATTTCCATAACATTTTCTGTGGGTTTTGAAGAAATATTAACAGGAGGAATGCTATGCTCAGTAACAATTTGTTGTTTAGGAGCACGAACAGCTTCTAAAAGAATTTCTTTTAGTTCCTCTTGAATAACTTCTCTTACAGCTTCTTTTATTAACGTTTTAAAGACATTTGTTTTCATATTGATTATAAATATTTAATTAGTTAGCTTTTAAATCATTGTTTTGTATATAAAATACTAATTCATCAATTAATATTTGATCAGAAGAACTATAAGAATATTCTCCACGGAGTAAAATAACACCTTGAGAATTTTTAGCAATAGCTCTTTTTCGTTTAAGATTATTAGTGGTATTTTCAGTTTCTACATCCATTGTAAACCCATTTATTTGTGTTATTGTTGGGGGATCAGATTGATTAGTTACTCTTAATTCTTCATTAATGGCTACTAAATCTGCATCTGTTGTACAATTTTGTATAAATTGATCTAACAATTTAAGTAAATCTAAGGCTTGTTGAATAGAATCTCTTAATACTAATAATAATATCAATAACCCACTACTTATAGAGGTAAATTTTTTAATATTACTATCTATTCCCGGTTTTAAATCTTGAACGGGGGGTACTAAAGATGGGAGTGGGGAAGGAGGGGTTGGGATTGGCAAAGATTTTAGAAAAGAAAAGGTTGTTGAAAGAGTTGTTAGAGTAATATCTAACAACCCTAATGCTTTAGAAATATTGTCAACAGTCTTATATAAATTATTTAGTTGTTTAGCTAACTTATTTCTTCTATTAATCAAATCCTTTAAAACTTCAACATCTGAGGGGCATGTTGGGTTAATGTTACTAGTTCTATTATTTATAAAATCTAGAGCATTAGTTACACCAAATTGGGATATTAATCCTAATACACTAGGGATAAGGATTGATTTTAAATTATTAATGGTATTATTTAATGTTTTTTGTTGAAGAGAACTAGCATCCTTAGGAATGATGTTTTGTACTAAGGAATTATCAAATTGAGATGATTTTAATTTTTCTAGTTCAAGATTATTTTTATTAGATACTAGTTCTATTACTCCTAAATTAGATTTAAATTTATTATCTCCGGTATAGGGTAATAGGGTTTGGGGTACATATGAAGATAAATTAATATCTATTTGTATAAAATCCTCAGAGGAAGCTTCTCCAATTAAAGTAAATTCTCCATTTGAATTTGTGATCGTTGAATTATCCTTATATGAAGCTGTAGCTCCAATTAATGGTTGTTTGGTTGATTTATCAACTACTACCCCAGTTATATTATATGGTTGCATAGTTATCATACAGTTTTACTTATTTTAGATTTAGTGGTTTCTAATTGAGACTGTATGTTATTGATAATTTGTTTAGTATTAGAAGCTACCAAATTTAAAGGAGTATTTGGTGCTGGAACCCCACCTGGATAGATCTGGTCAGTTTCTAAGACTGAAACTAGATTGTTTAATGTTTGGAGAAGTTGGTTAAATAGTTCTATAGTAGTATTTCCTAAAAGAAGAGGTTCTGTTGCGTTTTGATTTCCTAATCTAACATTTTGTGAGTCAATATATAAATTTTTAGAATTAACATTTGTATATTCTCCTACGGATACATTAAAACTTTTTTCTCCACTTATCAAAATACTATCAGTTTTAGCATTAAGTACTACTCTATCTGAATTGAGTAATATTTGGGGTGAGGAGAATGTTGATAAGGAAATAGGTCTGCTAGAAGGTGAAAAAACATTAAATTTATTATTCCAACTATTGTTAATAGGGAGTTTCTGGGTAGAAGTTAGGTAAATGGAAGATAAGTCTTGGTTTATGTTTTCAGTAATAGGAATCCATCCCTCTTGTGAAATATTTGGGGATTGACCATTTCTTAAAATCACAATAGGATCCCCATTTTGTCCTACTTCTGACCAATTATTCTTATATTCACTGTTAGATTTAGCAGTTGAACCAAATCTTAAACTATTACCCCACCTACCTTCATACAATACATCTCCTGCAAAGGGAAGGATGGGGTGGATGTTTGATCTTTCAATAAATGTATTTTGGCTTGGGTTAGATGGGCTATTTAAATCTATTTCTGTAGAACTGTCTGTTACTCTTCTAACTAACCCTCCCTCAACTTGTTGGTAATCTTGCTGTTGGGAAGGAGGTAGATTATTATTTAAAGGGTTAGGATATGCATTATGGTGAGGGTGATTCCATAAGCTTATTGAATTTATGTAATAATAATTTTTTGAACTTATATCATTTCCTATCCTAGAATTAGGTAATTCTAATAATACTACGAGTTCATTTACTAAAGGAAAATTCTTTTCTTGTGGGTAAAAAGGTTTGGCAAAAGAAGTATCTGAAGAGGAAAGATTTTCGGTTTCATAGATTATTATTCCTATACTATTCCATTCTCCTAATTCACTAAATAGTGGATGGTTTTCATCTAATATTATATCCTTAACTCTAGCTGAGAGAAATTTTATAGATGATAAAGAATTTGTAGGGAAGTTATTTTGGTTAGAAGATACTGAAGACAAATTCTTAACTAATCCTGAAAGGCCTGATTTGTTTATCATGAGAGCTTTTTAGGGGAGTTATTATTAAAATTTTCTATTTCATTAAATAGTTGTTTTTTTTCTTCTTCAGATAGACCAAAATCTTCTTCTACTTCTTTGCCTGTATTTAAAGCTCTTTGGATTATAGTGGCCATTTTAATTAATTGTTCATCATTTTTTAGCCCTAATTCCATATATTCTTTAATTAAAGGAACTATAAGGGTAGCATCACCTATATCATTTATAAGTGGTTTTAGTTCTTGAATCAAAGCAGAAATTTGTTCTTCTTTTTTCTTTTGATTATTATATATTTCCTCAAGGAGAGTGGAAAATTTTTTTCGCCCGAATATATTTTTATCTAAACTACTCATATTAAATGTTTTGTTTATAAATATACTCTTTATAATTCTTCGAAATCTACATAACCATTTTCTAAATAAAAAATATATTTTTCCTCAAAAATGTTTGATAAAGCATCAGATATTTTTGTTATTTTTTGAGTTTTAAAATCTCCTTGCTCACGAACATAGATATAAAGGGCTTTTTTATTAAATACATCTATGTGTTCTCTTTTTCTAAAAAGTTCTAGTATTGCATCTGCTACTTTAGCATCATTAGATTTTGGAAAAAAACTATACAGGTTTAGGTTAATATAATCAACAAAGTCATCTATAAAATTAGATAGTTGCTCATTATTAGGTAATTTAGAATCTATATTATATGAATAGTCTATAGACTGAGATAGGTCATCTATAGAGGAAGTATTAACTTTAGTATTATAGTTTTTAGTATTATAGTTAATTAACCATCGTTTGACAATAGTACCAAAATATGAATATGCTTTAGGAGGAGTTAAAAGTTTTAATTCTTTTTTACAATCTTCATTTACTAAATTTAAATATTCTTTTATAAAATCCTTAATTTGTTGTTGTGATATTTTATCGGAATTATTAGTGTACTTTAAAAATGATCCTTGTGGATATAAAGGGTATTGGGTGGATATTTTTTTATTTTGAATAAATTCTTCTTTTGAGAGGAGAGGAAGAGGATCATTTCCTTCTGAAGTAGGTGGGTTTTTTAGGTAATTTTCATAAGATACATTTTGATACTTATTATTAATTATTTTATTAAGTCTATCATCTATACTTTTACTGTGGTGGTATAAATGGATTTTACCTAAAAGAAAAACAATTATTTCATGTTGCAAATGTTCTAAATCCTCAACTTCAGTGTTATAAAATTTAAAAGTATGGATTATATTTTGAGTTAATTTAAAGAAGGGATAGTGAATTTCTTTTGAATATATTTTACTTCGTTGATGTGGACTTTCAGTTTTATTGTATAATAATATAGCATCTTCAGTCTCTTGAGTAAAATAATTTCTATTAGTTTTTTTTGAGGTGCTTGTCATAAATTAGATTATTTTTCAAGATTTTTTATCTTAAATTCATTTAATATTTCTTGAATATTTTTAACTTCCTCAAAAAAGAACCCAATCTCATCATCTGATTGGAATGAGCCTTTATGGTCAATCTCTTTTAATTTTTTATCTACAAATTCTATGATTTGGGAAATTTTGTCTAAATAACGGAGATACCCTATAAGAATATCTTCTTGTTTTTCGTTTTTTCTAAGAAGGTTAATGGTTGTAAATCCTAAGACTACAACCAAAACACCTAAAATAGATATGGCAACTATCATATTTTATCTAATAAACTTTTTAAACTATCACTCCCTACGGTCTTTAAAGCTTTATCTTTAGTAGGAGTCTTTTTATTATTTTT